CTAGGGTCTGGCTAAGTTCTGTCAAATCCCAAAATCTTCTCAAAAAAATCGAGAAGTGATGTGTGGTCCACGCGTTCTCGCGCACCTAGGGCAGGAAGTCCAGCCAGTTCATCTGGTCTGGTAAATTCCAGGAAATCCGCAAGCGGACCCCGGTCACCCGGAAGGTTTGCAAAAACGGTGTTTTCGAATGCCTTATCAACCCTCTCGTCGAGGGCTGACGTTTGCCTCTGGAACCAGTTCCATCGTATTCCGGAGAATAAACGACGGCTGTGTTCTGGCTTTAAAAGGTCAACCAGCCTATGAAGAAAGCTCGTGTGAACGGCTCTCCCACGGGCCTCCGGCAATCTGTCCTTGAACTCTTCCGTCAAGGTCACAACACGCTCCAATGGTAATGATGCTCCATGAGAGTGGTTACAACCCCAGGGTGGTAGCAACCGAGAAACTTCACGGTAAACGCGCCGCTCCCGATGCCTCAACAGAGGTTCAAAGGACTGACCAAATGTCCTCATCAATTCCATAAAATTCTTGGAATTGGGGTCCCTCCACTTAAAGCCAGAGACCACTCGCTCACCAGTAATAATTTTACCAGCGAACTCTGTTAGTTGACTCGATGAAATACTCTTCACCGGATCTAGAGGACATTTCAACAGCTCCATTGTCTTCACGTATTTCTCGTACGTCGGCTCATGTAAGATAACAACATCATCGCCTAGGACAAAAAATCTCCCAGGAACGCTCCCAGATAGATAGTCTAGGAGGATGCCGTGAGTCAAAGCGAAGCTCGGAAATGAAGGATACAGTCCCATCGGTTGGCCTTTCGACCAGCGGACAGTCCCAAACTTACCTGCATTCCAAAGACTCCGGCTCAACTCTGAAAACAACTCGATTTGGTGGGTATCACGAGGAAGGATAGCGCGCAATACGCTACACTGCAGATCTAATGGAAAAAAATCTGTAGCGCTCGTGAGATCGACTGCAAAAGCCTTACGACCTTTGCGTAGGTGCTGCTGAACAACCAAATGGGCTTTGTCTTGCTCGAATGTACAATCCCATGGCAGATCACGTAAAACTTCAAACAGCTTTGACCCCAAAGGGTTCAATGCCGCCTGGTGCAATCTGTATGGACTTGCAATCCAACGGACTTTCCAGCCACCGTCCTTGGTTAGAGGAACCAGGCTCCCTGCTGCAACTGCTTTAAAAGCCGGACGCAGTGGGTTGTTCTCACCCCAAAAAATATCACCCTCTTCACAGAGGGGAAGGGTGATTCCTAACCGTCGCAAGGTAGTCCAATTGAGCCCTTCCAACACTGGCTAAGAACTCTGCCAATGCCTTTCGAGAAAGGTTAAATTATCTGGATGGGAAATCCAATCCAGTTCTTTCTCTAGATGCAAGTGCTGAGGTACCGACTTACCCCCGAACACTGGTGCCTTAGTGGCAACACGACCTTGGAAGGTGAGAAGAGGTCTGGAAGAACCTCCTCTCAAAGAACCGATTACTTTCTGTGCGTGACGTGCAAGATCGTCGTGAAGATCAGGAGGGATGAAAACTTCCTCAGCCTCCACGGAGGACCTCATTTTCTCGACGTGCGCCTGGGTGGGCTCTTTGGGGATGAAACTGCTGTAACACATCAAGCAGTTGATCACCCTCTCGAAGTCTTCCAGGCTCTGCAATGCGCAACGTCTTAAAGACCCTACCACTCCTTTCCATCCACCGTCCCTGTTCTTGGCAACCCAGGTGACGGGTTCAAGTCCGGCTCGCTCTCG